TAACATTAGCTGAATAGATCTGTTTTATCTCTCTTGGTAAAGGAAGCATTATAGAGTCTTTAAGATTGATCTGAGTGGTTGCACTTCTATTTTGTTGTATTAAAGAATATTCTTCAAAATTAATTAAAAAACCGTAAGCGGCTAAGTCTGAAGGAAATTGAAGTTGACTAATTTGTTTTCCTTCTTTTGATTCTTTAATAACCTGTTGAGGCGGTTTAACAAAATTTCTAAATTTAGATATTGGCATATTTTTTCCGTACTATAAATATCTCTATATGGCTTACAAAGGTAGATTTAAACCCAAAAATACTTTTAAGTATTTAGGTAACCCTGCGAATATTATTTATAGAAGTCTATGGGAATGTAAACTAATGGCCTATTTAGATAATCATCCTGATGTATTAAATTGGGCTTCAGAAGAAGTGTGTATACCATATAAAAGCCCTATAGACGGTAGACGTCATAGATACTTTCCTGATTTTTATGTAAAAAGAAGAATAAACGGTAAAATAAAAGAATCGGTCATAGAAGTAAAACCTAAAATACAAACAGTCCCCCCTAAAAAATTGAATAGAAAAATACCCACTCAAAAATATTTACGTGAAGTGCGTACATACGGTATTAATGAAGCAAAATGGAAAGCTGCAAATGAATATTGTAAAGATAGGGGTTGGGATTTTTTAATAATGACTGAAGATCAATTAGGAGTTAAATAATGGCTATTAATTTTATATTTCAAAGATTAATGGATCAAGCTATTAGTGATGGTATTATTCAAGACGGTTCAAATAAATCTCGTTTATACTTTCAACAAAAAGCAAAAGAAACAGAAGATGCTGATTTACCCATCGTTGATAACTTATTTAGAAGAAAATCTTTAATAGACAATTACAAAGAACTACCATTTAAACCAGGTGATATTTTTTTATTTAAATATGATCCAAAAAATAAAAATAAAAATTCACTGCCATATTATGATAGATTTCCTATTTCAGCAATTATAGACGTCACTCCAACTTACTGTTTAGGGTTAAATTTTCATTATTTACCCTATAGAGAACGGGGGCTTTTTATGAAACAGCTTTTAGAATTTAGAGATGAAAATGTATTAACTGATAAAACTTATCTAGATATTGATTATGATAAAGTTAGATCAACTGGTACAAGTAAGCTTTATTATAAAGCATGTATTAAAAAGTACCTAAATAATCATATAAGAGGAAGAATGATTAAAATACATCCAGAAGAATGGCAGTATGTAATATCATTACCTTTACAAGACTTCAGAAAAGTACCAAACGTAAATCAAGTTTGGGAAGATTCAAGGTTAAAATGGAATGGCAAAATTTAACGTAAACGAATTTAGATCACAAGTAGATAAATTTCAAGGACTTCAAGTACCTAATTTGTTTATGGTAACATTTTCACCACCAAGAGGGTCTAATGGATTTAAAACAACCAGCAATTTAGATGCAGCAAGAATACTTTGTTCTAGAGCTACAATGCCAGGGTTTGCTTTTTCACAAACAGAATTTAAAAGACAAGGGTTTGGTCCTAATGAAAGAAGAACAACAGGTTATATACCTCAGGCTTTATCTTTAGAATTTTTTCTAGATAATACTAATCAGGTAATTGAATTTTTAACAAAATGGGCACAACGACATGCTCAATATGCTCTTAATGCGGGTGAAATAGGATCAGTACCAATGCCTGATGGTGGTGCTTCTTATTTTGGTGAAACTGGATATTTTGATGATTATGCTATGGATGTAACATTAGAAGTTTTTGAACCTAAAGGTGGAACTATTTTAACATACAAATTTTATGACTGTGCAATTTTAAATATTGGTTCAATCGATTATGGCTGGCAACAAAATAATGAAATTGCTTTAATACAAACCCAGTTATCATATAGAACAATGATGCCATCTACATCTGATATTGCAGAGGGTGGTGAAAGAAAACGTGGATTAAATTTATTCCAGTTTATTGCTAAAATGAAAGGAGCAGCTGAAATAGTGAAATCTATTAAAAAACCAAGAGGCGTTCAAGACGCTTTGAATGTGATTAATAATGGTAAAACATTATTAAATTTATTTGATTAGGAGATATAATGAGCTTACCAAAACTTGATTCACCCACAACAGAGGTGTTTTTACCTTACAGTAAAAAGAAAATCAAAATAAGACCTTTTACGGTAAAAGAAGAAAAGCTTTTACTTTTTGCACAAAACGAGAAAAAAATGACTGCAATAGTTGATGCAGTAAAAACAGTTTTAAGAAACTGTATAGTATGTGGTACAAACTTAGAAACATTACCTGCTTTTGAAGTAGATTATATATTTTTAAAATTACGAGCATTGTCTGTTAATAATATTGTTAAACTTAATATTGTTGATGAAACAAAAGAAGTAGTAGAAGGTGAAACAGGTTATGTAGAAGTAGAATTGGATTTAGATGAAGTAGAATTAGATGTATCTAAAGTACCAAATGATAAAATACAAATATCAGATAAGTACTGGTTAAAATTAAAGTTTCCTGAATATAAAGAAAATCATGATTTTTCTGATGAAATATTCAAAGAGAATCCTGCAAACATTGCTTTTGAATTAGTATCGAATGCAGTTGATTCTGTTTATAGTGATGATGGTGATGAAGTCTATTTGTTAAAAGATTATAGTCCGGATGAAAGAAGAGAATTTTTTGACTCTTTAACCACCCAGAACTTTAAACAGATACAAGAATATATTGCAAAAATACCGCAATTATCTTATGACTTACATTATGTTAATGCTGCTGGAGAAGAAAAAACAAAAACTTTAAGTGGGCTCAACGATTTTTTTATGTATGCCTAAGTCATAACGACTTAGGTAACTATTATCAAACCCAGTTTAATCTTGTTCAGCATCATAAATACTCTTTAACAGAGTTAGAGGCTATGTACCCTTTTGAGAGGGATATTTACATAGAGTTATTAATTGATTGGTTAAAGCAACAAGAAGAACTGAGGAAAAAACATAATGGCTAAAGATAATAGTAGAAACGAAGTCGAAATTGATTTAGATAAGTATATGGGGCTGATTGATAAATTAGACCAAGCTGAAGATACTATCAAGGAAATGCAATTAGAGGCAGCAGAGGCAAAGAAAAGACTTGCCCCACCAGAAAGAAAATTCATGGACATCTTTTTAGATGATAATGATGTAAATGAAAAAGCAATTATTGGTTTTATATCATTTGCATTAATGACTATTTTTGGTATCTGTGATTTAATTACAGCATTTATGGGTCAAGATTTAGTTATCTCTGATACAATTTATACATCTTTTGTAGTGGTTACATTAGGTGCATTTGGTATTAGTGAAGCTGGAAGAGCATTCGGTAAAAATTAATGGCTGAAGATACTAAAAAACAAAACGGACCGAGAAAACCATTACCAAGAGGGAATGGAGATAAAACGGCGTCTCAAGTTTTTGGTATCATAGGCAAACAAGTTCAAACATTTAATTCATTACAAAAAGCTATCATAGAAGGTAATAATGATCTCGCCTCTACTTTAAGAGAAGAGATGGGTGAATTAGCATTATCATTTGATGGTGCAAATGATAAGTTAAATATACAAATTGGACAATTTAATAAATTAATATCACTTTTTGAACCAGTAAGTAGTTATTTTACTGAGCTGAAGGAAGATTCAGGTGCAAAATCTATTCAACCTAAAGGTAAAAAGAAAGATGGTGATATAGTAATCAGTCCAGACACTAAAGGATTAAAAACTTACACAGACGAAACAGAAAAAGCAGATAAAGCTACGGGTGGTTTTATGTCAACACTTGCTGGATTAGTAGGTGGAAGAGGGGCCGGTAGAGCTGCAGGAGGGGCTGCAGGTGGTGCTGCAGGTGGTGCTGTAGCTGGTACATTAGGTGGTGTTGGTTTAGGTTTAGGTGCAGTAGGTTTAGGTTTAGCAACCATAACTGGTGCTCTTTATATTGGAGCAAAAGCAGTAGAAGTATTCGGTAAAGGGCTACAAGAAACATCAACGGGTATAGATCAACTTAATAAATTAGATATTGATAAAGAAAAATTTGAAGAACTAGGTTATGCATTAGGTCAACTAACTGGTGCAACCTCTTTTGGTGGTACAATCAGTTTAATGTTATTAGCTAAAACACAATTTACTGATTTAGCAGCTGGTATGAAAGCATTAAATGATACAGAATTTGATGAAGAAAATTTATCAAGAGCAGCTGATGGAATTAATGCATTTTTAAATAATGTTGATACAAATATTTTAGCTGGTATAACAGTTAAGTTGGTTGATGAAAGTTTAGTACCTTTAGCAAGAGGTATTGAAGCATTTAACACTGTAAAACTTAACAGCAACTTTGAAGATGATATGGGAGCTGCTGGTAGAGGATTATCAGCATTTATGAGTGAACAATCAGGATTTAAAAATCTGTTTGGTTCATTCACATTACAATTTATAGATGATAATTTAGGTGTATTAGCAACAGGTATTACTGCATTAAATAACGCAGAAATTGATAGCAGTTTTGAAACTGATATGGAAACTGCTGGTAAGGGTATTAATAAATTACTTACCGGTATGGGATCCATATTTGATACTTTAACAGCTAAACTAATAGATGATAATCTCGGTGTACTAGCATCAGGTATTAATGATTTAAATGAAACAGATTCAGCTAAATTTGCAACTACTGGTGAACAACTTGGTAAAGGATTTGGTAGTTTATTAGGAGGGTTTAATAGCTTAAAAGAAGGTCTCATTTTATCATCTGTAGAAGATGAGATTGGTGGGTTAAGTGAAACAATTAATAAATTAAACAGTGTTGATGCAGTTATGTTTGCTGATAAAGGTAAACTAATAGGTACGGGTTTTGCTGATTTATTAGGTGGTTTTAGTAGCTTTTTATCCTCATTTCAATTAAGTATGATATCAGATGATTTAGAAGAATTTGCGGCTGGTATGGATGATATTTCCAAATTAAACTTTAATGAAGATACAGTTAAGTCAATGGGTTATATGGGTGATGGTGTACGTGAATTAATTGATAATTTAACTGGGCTTGATAGAATTGATGAAAATGATACATTTTTAGAAGGTGCATTTAAAGGGTTAAAAAATATTTGGGGTCAATTAACAGGCTGGATAACAACAAGTGACTTTGAATCAGCTATCGAACCTTTAAGTGAACTAGGCACCGCAATGACAGATCTATCAAAATTTGGTGGTCCAGAACTTATAGTATTTAAAGATTTTGTAGGCTCAACAGATGATTTATTAAAGAATTTAGAAGGTAGAGAATTTAAAGATGAGAATCTTCAAAAATTAATTGATAAATTAAAACAAATACAAAACTTAGATCATAAAAAATTAGCAGATATATCTAAAGCAGTAAATATATTCCAAGGGGGATCATCTGGTAAAGTTTTAGATGAACAGGCATTATCAGAATCTATTGCAAATGTAGTATCTCAGAATGTAAATAATGTTGTAAATACAGGTGGTAATACTACAGCACTTAGCAACAATATTGAAACCAAACAGTACCGAGTATCAAGAGGTACTACTCCAACAGTAATCAGATTTTCAAAGTAAAGAAGGGTGGCTTTCACCACCCCAGAAGAGACAAGCTATTCAGCTAGTTTTTGAAAGAACGACATTGTGTCGTCGTCATCAGATGAATCAAAGGACTCTGTTTCAGCTGATGTAGTTGGTATAGTCGGAGCACTCACTTCTCTTTGTACTGGTGCTTGAACTTGAGGTTGTTCATCTGCAGCACTTTCACCTAAAGCTAATACTCTATAGAGTTTAGATTTAAGTTCATCATATGATTTGAAATTGCTTGGTTCAACAAAATCACTCAATGAGTATTGAGATTTCCAAACAGTTTCTAAAAGAGAATCATCACTGCTTAATGGTGCTGATTCTTCAAACTCCGATTTATCATAATTCCTGTAACCTTCTACATTTCTGATTTTTAGTTTAAGGTTTGCACCTCCCCAAAGATCAAATGGGTTAACAGGACTTTCGTCTTCAAATTG